CCGACGCCCCTGTAACACGTCAGATAACCCCCGATCAGCAGCCCCATAGAACCTCATTAACGGGTAAAGAACATGAAGACTCCGATCCATCCAACGCGACTGGTCCTCGAAGAGAACGGGGATTTCCACAAGTCCCCGAAGGGGATGCTTTTCATGGACCCGCTCAATGGACAGTTCACCGACCTGTCAGGCGTGCGCATCCTGCGGTGTGGCGTGGACACCGTGCGGCAGTTGTACAACGGCAAGCTCCGGCCGGAAGTTATGGCGCTGTTCGACCTGTCGGTGGATGTGGTCGAGTTCGCCGGCTACGAATGGTCCAAGGGCCGTATCGGTCGCGACTCCGGCTATCAGTACCGCCTGCAGAACGCCGAAATGGGCCTGATCCTGCTGATCAAGAACCACAACATCAAGGTCGACACCATTGGCTCGCACCTCAAGATCGAGGTGTCGCCCCACGCCATTGACGGCGCCGACCCGCGTATCCTCCAGGGCGTGCTGGATGACCTGGCCGCAGCGGTGCTGAGTCACTGCGAGACCAACCAAGCAGCCGTGCATATCGCGCTGGATGTGCAGGGCTGGACGCCTCCGGCTGATCTCGTTGATCGCATGCACTGCCGCTCGCGTCGGGTACGGCAAATCAGTGGGATCGAGCGGATCGAGTTCGACGGCAACGCCTCGGTCTACGGGCGTGGCGAGACGTACATGTTCGGCTCGGCCAACGGCCTGCAACTGTCGATCTATAACAAGACCCTCCAGGCTCGGGCCACCGACAAGCTCGACTATTGGGAAAGCGTGTGGGCGACCCTGAACGGGGATCCGTTCGGTGATGGCGACCCGGCCTATAACCCCCTGGAAACGGTGTGGCGGATCGAGTTTCGCTATCACCACTCCATCGTCCAGCAGTTCTCCGAAGGCTCACGTATGGCCTCGGGAGAGGTCATTGGCTGCCGCACCTACGAGGGCCTTTGCCCGCACCTACAGGGGCTGTGGAACTATGCCTGCGAGGCATTCCGTGTGCTCTCCCGGGAGGGCATGTATGACGCCTTCTGGAGCCTGATCAGCCAGGATGCTCGCGTCCAAGTCGAGTGCGATCCGCTGATCGAGCGCACCGAGTATCGGCGCTATTACAAGACTGCCAAGGGTTTCAGTGGACGTAACTGCGAGATGTTCCTCGGCCAGTTCGTGAGCCTGATCGCGCGGGAGCGTGTCCCGGCAAAAAAGGCTATTGAGTCCGCCCGCAAATTGGAGTTCTGGCACGTTATCGAAGACCACTATCTCGCCAAGGGTTGGACTCGTCGCGATCTGGAAAGGCATATCCACAAGCTCATCTGTGATCGCTATCTGCGCAAGGGATATGCGATATGACGGTACGCAAGGACGGCAAGACGTGGACGGCTGACTTCTATGAGAATGGTCGTTCCGGGCGCAGGATTCGCAAGAAAGGCTTCGCCACCAAGTCTGCCGCGATTCGCTATGAGCAGGATTTTTTCGCCGTGAAGGGCGAGACGGGCCGACCGCTGGATGACCGGCTCTCCGATCTGGTGAAGGTTTGGTATGACCTCCACGGCTGCACCTTGAAGGATGGCAAGCAACGCTTGGCGCGCTGCGAGGCGCTGGCGAAGCGGCTAGGGAACCCCCTGGCGTTCGAGTTCGATTCGTTGGCGTGGGCACGCTACCGGCAACGTCGCTTGACCGAGGTGAAACCTGAGACGGTCAATCACGAGCAACGCTACTTGTCGGCGGTCTTCTCTGAACTGATTCGCCTGGGTTCCTGGCACAAGGAAAACCCGCTGGGCAAGGTCCGGCAAATCAAGACGGATCAGGTCGAACTGACGTTTCTGTCCCTGGATCAGGTCGCTCGACTGCTGGAAGAGTGCAAGGCCAGCACGAACAACCATACCTATCCGGTCGCGCTGTTGTGTCTCGCCACGGGAGCCCGTTGGGAAGAGGCGGAAAGCCTGACGCGGGGCGCTGTGCATGGCGGCAAGGTGCACTATCACCGGACCAAGAATCGGCAGAGCCGATCAGTGCCGATCCCGGACGAGTTGGAGAGGTTGATATTCAAGGTGGGCATGCCTGGATCTGGCCGCCTGTTCATGTCCTGCCGCGCCGCGTTCCGCTGCGCCTATCAGCGTTGCGGGTTCCAGACGCCGGGCCAGATGACCCATATTCTCCGCCATACCTTCGCCAGCCACTACATGATGGGGGGAGGGGACATCCTGACCCTACAGCGGATCCTCGGCCACTCCTCGATCACGATGACGATGCGGTATGCGCACCTGTCGCCGGAACATTTGGAGTCGGCGCTTCGACTCTCTCCCCTTACACAGTGCGGGTATCTTTCAGACCATGATCAACCGCTTTCTTGATCGAATCCGGGCATACTTCACGGACATAAAACGTTCGAGGTTTTGCATGGAAAACAAAATCCCGCTTCCCACGGATAGCCTGTACAAGTTTGTCGCGCTCTTCTCTATGGCCATTGTTATCGGGGCTTTTTATCTAACCTTCTATGCTGGTGAGAGTTCAAATGCGGTGGTTTACGAGAACTGGAGCGAGCTTGCTTCACTGCAAAGCTTAGAAAAGCCAAATGCTGAACAGGCCGCTAGAAAGGAGATGTTGGAAAGAAGGATTGAAATCGCAGTAGAAAATCGAAAGGCGCTCGTTAAGTTTTCTGTCGCTCTGGTACTGATTGGTACCGTGGGAGGCTTCATTGGCTTTGCGTTCTGGATACGCAAGCAACAGAAAGTCGCTGATCAAATCGCTGAGAACCAGCTTGAGCTTTCTAGGCTTCAGCTACTGGCGTTGCGCCATGAGCTCAAGGGTAAGGGTGTAGAGGTGGACACGCTGTAGTCACTTTGTAGTCACCACAGGCAAAAGAAAAGGGGTTAGCTTGCGCTA